GTATCAGTTGTATCTGTAAATTCAAGCGAGGATGTTTCTGGTTGAAAATCTGGTTGCTGTGGAGTTGCTCCAGAACTAGAGCCACCGCTCGCGCTACTTGTTTGTCCTCCACCTTTAGATGCGCCTAATGCATTAGATAATTGAACCAAACCAGTTGCAGCAAGCACCGCGACATTGCCATAATCAAACGGGTTTATTGAAAGGCTTTTCATTATAGCTGTTGCCGTATCGGCAACTATTAATCCAGCAGCAACAAGTTTGTTGTCACCAAATAATGCAGAGTTAAGTATTTGAGCAGATTTGACATAGCCTTGGAGGTTAGTTAGTTTTTGATCATAAGTAAGACTATCTTGCTTCACTTCGCCTTTCGCCGCCTTAGTGCCTTTTGTTATATGTATTTCGAGTGCTTTATTTGACTTACCTAAAAGCTTTTCAACCTTTTCAGCGGCAAGCGCCATGCGCTCCTCTACAGTTTCAGCAAAAGTGTCACTGCCCTCGGTTAAATCTGCAAAAGCAGCTTTGCCTATTTCGATTATGTTACCAAAGCCTACTGAAACAACATCAGCAAAGTTTATAAAGGTTGTACCTGCTGCCGACAACCATTCTATCAGTGCAATTATTTCCTCTGAGTATTCAGCGACTAATTGCCGACCCTCTGCTGAGAATGTTTGGCCTAGCTTGTTAAACTCCTCGCCAACTTTTTTAATCTTGTCAATTTCTTCCTGAGTCAAGACTGCGCCAAGTGCAACAAATTCCTCAGTTAAATTATTTAAGCCTTGCGCGTTATCTTTTAAGAGTGGGATCAAATCTGTTGCGTCACTTGCAACACCCTCAAGAGCAAAGCTCATTTGATTTGATGAAATACCAGCGGCTTCCATTTGCCTAACCATTTCTTGTAGAACGGCTGGGCCACTCATGGTTTGAAACTCTGCCGCAAGCTCTCTTGCTTCTGCTTTTCCTATTCGCATCACATCAATAAAATCTACAAAGCCGCCACCACCAGTAGACATAAATTCACCAATCTTTTCATTAGTGTCTTTGGATATGTCTCCAAGCTTTTCTATTGATATGCCGACGGTATTGGAAGCAAACGCAAGAGCCTGCATCCTTTCCACTGTCTCACCCGCTCTTGTTGATGCAATCTCTAACTCTCTGGCCCATCGTGCCGATGCTATTGAAAGTGACGCTATTGCAGCGCCAGCTATTGCAGCGGATGCGACAGCGGCTTTGCCTATTTTAGATAAAGAATTATCGACTCGTTTAGTTGATTTATCTAAACGATCCATTCTGTTCTCTGTGCCTTGCAGCTTGGAGTCAAGCTTTGATGTTTTAGCGTCAAGCTCTACTATTAGTTTTTCGCTAGCCATTGCCTTGAAGCCCCGTTTTTGACACGCTCATAATTGAGCATTAATGATAAATCAGCGTTAGTATTTTTTGCATCAACAAGGTTTTTTATTTCTACAAAATCCAAACCCCAAACCTCAGACGGAGGTATGTTTAATTCACTGGTGCAATACTTCCACCACGCCCAGTAATTAAACTTATTTAATTCATTTTCTGTTGCGTATCGTCCGAGGTATCCGTCTTTTTTACTTCTATCTCCTTGCTGAAGTAATCGTTTATTTGCAAAGCAGCGTCTAACATAACTAGCGGCCAAGGCTCACTCAACCCGTCATCATTATCTGTAGCCATCCAGCTAACTCTGAATGTTGCATCTTCAATTTCAGCAAGTGGAATATTTTTATTCTCTTGTGAAATAATTGAGTGTAATGCCTTGCAAGCTACATCCCTTGTATATATCTCACTGAAATAAACGAGCCTATCCATCAAAGACATTTCCATTGTCTTTGAACATGCCGCGATGTATTTCATAAATACCGTCTGCAAGTCCAAGCCTGTTTGGTCAAAAAAGACCTTGCAGGCTTTAAGGCTCATTTTGAAAGGGTATTCTTTATAGCATAGCTTTATCATTTTTATGCCGCTGGAACGTGTGTTACTACACCAGATGATAAAAATGTAATAGTGCTTGATACTTTATCACCATACGGGATCGCATCACTCAAGCCATTAGGAACCATTGTTGCGCTAAAAGATTCATCAGTAGTTGCTCCAGACCCAACATATGTGATCGTGTAAGTGTCTTGTGTACCAACTAGAGAATCGGCGCGAACCTTTCTGAATTGAGTGTCGTTATTATAAATAAGCGTTCCTGAAAACTGAACTTGCTTACCTGATAATTCACCGTTTAAAAGCGAAACGTGATCGCCTGCCGATTTATTACTTATATCAATCGGTGATCCGTTGTATGTGAGTGTCGTCTCCATTTGACCAACAATAGCCCCAGTGCCGTTTTCAATTACTGTATTTGTACCATTAATTTCGTTAGCCATTTTTCTTACCCTCTATTACTGAATGTTAAATAATTAATTGAAATATCCCGTTTAAACCATGCCTCATTTTCTGAGCCTGAATTAACCGTTGATTCTAAAATTTGCACCTTCTGCCCATTATACACCGTTACTGTGTTGTAAACAAAGCCAGTGGTGATACTGTCAATAATCTGTAATTGAGTATTGTCGTAATCGTCGCTGTTTAGTTTTACAAATACGCTAACCTGAAATATTCCGCGCTGGTCATTACTTGACGCTGAAGTTTTACCCATTATTTCAGATGTTGCTGGTATAAAATAGCCAGCAACAAACTTGCTTTTTCCTTTCGGATCAAAGTCGCTGTTTTCATAGCTAATGTCAGCCGCAGTTATTCCAGTTATTGATGTATTTATCAACCGCTGGATCAATGCTTGTCTTGTGTTATAGTAACTCATAGTGACCTTATTTTTTTAGCCATGGCTTTTAGTGCCTTTCTAGCCCACCCGCTTGGCGCTTGCTTGCTAAATCCGCCAGCCGTTTTAGTTCCTTTGCTTGGGTTAGGGTAGCCGCCATACTCAAGCGTTTCTATGTATGGTAGGTTGTTAGTAAAAAGTATTTTTTTATTTAAGATATTTAGCGGCATATTGCCGAGCTGTGTAAATGAGCTTAACCCGCTATCTGATTTTGATGATGTTACCTCCCCTGATGGTGATGATATCGATAAAAACCAATTGTTCCTAGCTCGACCCTCATCAACTGGTGTTTGTTTTATCAGTGCAGTTAAACCACTAAAATAAACGCCCCTGATATCTTTGTTAGCATTGGCCTTAGCTTGATCCATTGCTTGCTGTACATTTTCACGACCTATTAACGGCATTTTATTGCTGCCTGCATTGTGAGATATAAACAAGCGGCTCTGATGCTGGTGCGCGAATGTCAACAGCCACCACCACGTAATCAGTTGCGCCCTGTCTGATTATATCATTTTGAGATACCGCAACGTCAGAATTGCTCACAAGCTGTCTGTCACCCGCTTGAATATTTATATCAGTTAAAAATTTGTCATATGATTTGAATATGGCATCAACTAACAACGTTGTTGATTCTGTAACCGCTGGAGCAAGTGGTGTGCCTGTGTTAGTTTTTACGACTAAATAAACAGGCTCACTTGTAGCAGATCCAGTTTTATTGATCGCTTTGGCTAACCCACTTTTTATTTTTGCCTGTATATTTTCAGCGCTCATTACACGCGAACCATAATATTGTCTGATCCGTTATTAACTAGAAGTGGATCAAGATAAGCATCAGCCCTATCTGTTCTGACCTGCTCCCAACTTCCACCGCCATGATATGATTCTGAGTAAACACCATCAACGCTGAATGATGCCAGGTTTTGAGTTGTGCCAGTTACAAGCAACGCTGATTTATTTGACTGAACCGCTAATTCCATTTGCGCTTTTTTTAGATTGCTTGGGATCGCGTCTTTTGCAACTTTGAAATTGTATTCACAAACACCTTTTCTTGGATACATTAAATCTTGAGTGGCATTAATTCGCTCGCCTTTCATGTTTTGTTCTTTGCTGAATAAATAATCTACTGCAAGAATTAGCAATGAATCGCGCTCGGCTTCTGTCGCGGGTAAAACAAATCCCCTAGCGGTTGCGTATGTTTGTAATTCAGCATCAGTAACAAAACTGTTAGCGCCTGTGACTATTGTGCCATCTTCAATTATTAGTGCCATTTTATGGGTTCTCGTTAAAAATTAATGAATAAACACCGAGCGCCGTACCTGATCCGCCCAGCTTTGAAAATGACAAATAATAAGTGCCAGCCGCCAATCCTCTTTTACCCATTGCGCTTATGGTCACGCTTGATTTTTGCGCTGTTGACTGCGCTGATAAAACTTGAATAGTTTCAACGGGTGTTTGTCCAGCATTTGGAGTAAACGCGCCTCCTGTGTCTATTGTAACCTGCCCAATGTAAGCACTGGCAGTTGATTGAAAATTGTTTTTGAATATCGGCACAACAGCATCAAAAGTGCCCGAAGGTGTGCCCTGTATATCTCTATAAGCTTCAAAAGTAATACCGCTTTGATGTGTTTCAAGATTCTGAGCGACAAGCTCAAAATCAACCGGGCTGATCACTCTTAAAAAAACTGTGTTGCCGTTGCTTACTTCTACCGGATAACTTATCCTGAATTGTTGACCGAGTGCATACGCTGGATCAGCATTTTCAACCTTTATTCTTCGCTTATCAATAAAATCATTTGTAACAATGTCATTAGGTATGCCATGTATTGAGTATCTAGCGCGAGTTGTCATTATACCCCACCATCATCATCTGGTTTAAATCGTGTTTCGTATAGATAAGAAGCCTGTGCTTTACTTATCCACACTTCTGAGTCTGTTGGTGGTGGCTCTGGTGCAAGCAACCCATCAACCATGGCATCAAGTTCTGCCGCTGTTAATCCTGTGCCCTCCTCATTATAAGGATAATTAAACCCCAATGATGCTATGTCAACTACTGCGGGAGGGTTATTAGCACCCGATACAAACAATGTAATTGTGTCGTATGTAGCAGCGTGAGGATACATTCCTAATAGTTGCTCTGGTGCTTGTGCTGTGTCGTAAATGTAGTATTTTGGAATGTTCATTACGAGGCCACCTCTATTAATCGTTTGACGCTTACGTTGTCTATATAAAATTCAGCATACTGTCCTGCGCTTCTAGAAAAATTAATTGTACGAGGGTTTGATGTAATTAACTGATAACTACCATCCGAGCTAAACACTAACACATCACTAGCAGCCCCGACCGCAGACTCAGCAAAGCATTGAGCTAAACCCACAACGCCTGACGCTGTAAAATTAATAATGTATGCAGTGTCAGCACTTGTTGTTAAGTCCTGAGTTAATTTTAAAATTGAATTCGTATTGGGGTGGTAAGCTTTGCCTGCGACCCATTGCCACCAGTTTGACGTGTTAGTCCAGCCGCTTAAATCAGTAGCAAAATCACCATTGACAACCAACTCACTACCCACCCACGTATCATCTATCAGCGTATACGTATCACGTACATCTTGAGCTATGTTTTGGTATGTTACTGCGTTAGTTATTTCTTTAACTGAGACGTTGTCTATTGAGCCTATAAAGGATAATTCAGAGCGAAAAGCGACATGAGTGGTTTGTGCAGTAAATGAGTAGGAATACTTTCCATTTTCTGTGGCAAAAAATGCGCTGCTATTGCTAGGGTTTCTAAATGTAACCCGACCGCTTGAAAGATTTGAGACTTCAAAATTAACTGTATAACTTTTACCTATCTCTAGCCGTGAAGTCTGAGTTAAATTTGCATCGTTTCCTGAGAAATTGGCTTTACCACCTGATATAGTCCAACCTGTTCCTTTTGTCCAATCGCTATCAGTAGCAAAATCACCATTCGTTATCACATCACTCCCAAACACATTCTCCTGTGAGTATTCAATCTCACTAGCTGCGTTCGCCC